GAAGGATTGGTGAGCCGCGTTGAACGTGTGCAAGCCATTAACATAGCAGAGGCAATGACCGAAGCTAAACGAGAGTTCACCGCGACGGTGGGCGCACTTAACGCTGTAGTAGTGACAGTTAACGAGGAGAAAACAAATGACTAAACGTAAAAACATCAAGTGGACCAAGGAACTGGATCAGCAACTGGTATCACTGAGAGAGCTGGGTATAAAACCACGCGACATTGCTAACATCATGGAGCTACCGCGCTCTGTAATCTACAGCCGCAGTGCCACACTCGGTGTGACAAAGACCAGTGCGCAGCTCGAAATGGACCTGCAGGTAGCACCCGCTACCGAACCAGAGTTTAGGGAATCCCCTAAAGAACAAATCGAACAACCCAAACCAAAGCCCACATGGTGGAGCGCAATGATGTGGTGGAGAAAATAAATGCTATCAATAGGTAAACAACTTACACCAGAGCAACGGCTATCCAAGGCCGTTGTTGACATCATGAGTAAAGCGCAAGCTCTGTCAGGTGTCATCATGATTGGTGATCGCACAGTAGAACACGATACAGCCAAGGTTCCGACAGCCTGCACCAACGGACGTGACGAGATGTATGGTGCTGAGTTTATGGAACGGCTCAACGATGCTGAGTTACGGTTCCTCGTCCTGCACGAGGTGTATCACAAGCTGTATCGTCATCTGACAACGTGGAAACACCTGTACAAAGAGGATGCACAACTGGCCAACATGTCCTGTGACTACGTCATCAACGACAAGATCATGTCCGAGTATGGCAAGGATGGCTGGGTGACCATGCCCAAGGGTGGGTGCTACAACCCCAAGTATTCTGGTTGGGATACTGCCCAAGTCTACAATGACCTCAAGCAGGATCAGGACGAGGACGATGGTGGTCAAGGTGGCGGTCAACCCCAAGGGTTCGATGAGCATGACTGGGACGGTGCGCAGGAGATGAGCGCAGACGAGCAGCGTGAACTGGCCCGAGAGATTGACGAAGCTGTGCGCCAAGGTGCGTTGATCGCAGGTAAGCTGGGCAGCGGTGGTGACCGTAACCTCGACGAGCTCATGCAGCCTCAAGTGGATTGGCGTGAGGTGTTGCGTGACTTCGTGCAGACAACCTGTGCTGGCACTGACTACTCTACATGGCGACGTCCAAGCAGACGGTATATAGGTGCAGGCATCTACATGCCATCGGGTATCAGCGAACAGGTTGGTGAACTTGTGGTGGCTATCGACACCTCTGGTTCTATCGGTGGCCGCGAACTGTCTGCGTTCTTGTCCGAGGTCAAAGCTGTGTGTGACACGGTGCACCCCGAGAAGCTGCGTGTGCTGTATTGGGACACCAAGGTCTGTCGCGACGAGGTGTATGAGACGCACGAGCAGGACGACATCGTCAAGTCTACCAAGCCAGCCGGTGGTGGTGGCACATGTGTTGAGTGTGTCCCCGAGTATCTGCGTGAGCACAACATCAACCCGCAAGCCTGTATCGTCTTAACAGATGGCTACTTGTATGGCGGCTGGGGCCAGTGGGCTAACCCTGTGCTGTGGTGTGTGCTGGATAACGAGAGAGCCAAGCCCGACGTGGGCGTGACTGTAAACATTAAATCGAGGGATATGTGATGAGTAAGATTGGAAACTACGTGGTTGGATTGCAGGAAGCGATGATTGACTGCCCCGAATGTGATGGCGAAGGACGCTGCGAATACGAACGTGCAGTGCCTATGTCGAACTCAAACCCGTATGGGTATCTCGAGGGTTACTGGGCCGAGTGTGAGAACTGCGGTGGAACTGGTATCATCGAGGCTGACTTGGAAGACGACGACGAATGAGATGATAGGTAGCACCCGCTACCAAAACACAGTTTAGGGAATCCCCTAAAAACTAATGGAGACTAATCAATGGCACTAAGATACACAACTTTCCAAACCTTCGCCGAGGTCGAGGCGCACTACAATAACATCACACCCCTGCGTGGCAGCGACAACGCTGGCAAGGACATCCGACCTATCGGAGATCGCAAACGTAAGTACGAGCGCATCGTCAAGGTCAGCCCCAACTGCTACGCGCTATCTGATGGCTACCACTTCGGTGACAAAATCTTCGGCACGTTTTATTATGGCGCGAACTTCACACCCACACTTAAAGACATGGAGCAGTATGCACCCATCGTGTGGCGCAAGAAGCGTGATGGCACAGAAGAAGTTACACTGCGTAACGGCTGGGGCACCCATACACACAACGGACGGTATCAATTCCTGTATCGTCATACACCCAAGGATATGTGGTTCCGCAATCGCAACGGCAAACACTTCATTCAGAACGGAAGCACAGACCACTACATTGCCAAGGTGCGCACTGCGCCGAAACCTATCTACGACGCGATCATGCAAAACACGTCAACAGGCTACTGGCAGAAGCTACATAAGGCGTGGGTTAGGGCACAAGACGACAACTCTGCGGTTACGTTCCGTAAGAACGAGCACGGTGGCTGGGATCACGTCGAGGGCACGGGCAGAGACTTAGAAGAAGCCAAGGGACCAACAGTCAAGAAGGAGATCAAAGCCAAATACAAAGACGCAATCAAGTCGTTCTTCGAGTGGGGTATGACTATGTCACCACTGCTACCGCTGGAAGACCGTGAGTATCGAACCACACACTCCCGCGAACTACACGACTATTTCAAACCCGAGAACCACAAAGGGTATGCACTACCGAACCTGAAACCCGCGGACCTACGCAAAGTCGTGTCGGACGAGGACCACCCAATGCGCCTGCCACTGTGGGTCATGTTTGCTGGTGACTGCACTGACAGTGAGTGGGGTATAAATCGCGAGTTTTACTGCAAGACCGTCGAGACTAAGGAAGACCTCGCCCGTGTGCGCTCACGCTACAATGCGTTCATCAACAAGCAACTAGGCTTCATTACTAAGTAACCAAAGGATCAAATCATGACATACAAACACACACTTGTATCGGGACTACAGACAGATACACGCACACAACCATACGAATTACAGGAGTTTGCCCAAGCCCTACACCGCAGCGATAGAAAGCTAAAGACAACACCGCGAGATAACAAATCTCTGTGGGTATACGTCGACGGCGAACTCTTTGTGCGAGGGTGGATCGGGTACGATGACTACCAGACGTCACAGTATGGCGACCCTAAGTTCGCAGTGTATGCGCGCAGCATAAGTAATGGCAAATACAACGACCACTCTGACCAACATTACATGAAGACGTCTGTAAATGTGGCTCCAGTGTTGAAAGCTGCCAAGGGCCACCTGACCAAATACACCGCGCATGAGGTGGAGAAGGTGTATCGCCGCGCGGTTAGGGAGAAAGTAAACGACAAGCGTGACACTCTGCGCAACCAAGAGCGTAGTGCGTTGTCTAGTGTAGGGTTGGCGGCATACGGAGCATCAAAAGAGAAGATAATACAGGAGCTAAGACACCTAGTCATGTCGGGACACACGTTCACTCACCCAGACTTCGGGCAGAACGTGCAGCTGTTGTTGGAGACAAAGGAAGCCCTGAGTTGTCTACCTGACGTAGTGCCTATGGATTTCGTGCACATCTACCCAACCCCGTGGGAGACCCGTGCTGACATACTGGCTGTGCCTGATGCACTGACAACTTACGGCGACACACCCACACAGCTTACATGGGTGGCCGAGGAACTACCTGAGAGTGTCATGGGTAAGATCGCTGTCATGCAGATGTGTGAGAACGAGCAGTATGTCGACGGTGTTGGCTACCGCGTAAACGAGCACACGTTCTACCTACACAAAGAAAGTGATGACACATGGAAGTAACCGATGACAACACTTACCGTGTTATGATACAGAACGATACCGAACACGTCGAGGTGATGTGTTTTGGTATGGATAGTGTTGACCCCGACGCAGAAGGCAGCTATCCTTCTGTGCACGACTTGCCCATTTGGATTCAGACTAAGCTATCTATGCTAATGATGCTGGACGTCCCGCCCCCTCTAAACGAGGTCAAAGGTGTGGGTAGCCGCATAGGTCCGTCACTCTACTGGGTATACAAATAGCTTTTAGGGAATCCCCTAAAAGTCACGCGGAACTGGTATCAAGGAGAGAGCCAATTACACCTGAAGCTAAAGTCAAGAAAGTTGTCACCAAACACCTCAAAGAGTTGAAGGCATACTACTTCTACCCCGTGACAGGTGGATACGGAAAAAGTGGGGTTCCCGACATCGTCGGGTGTCACGCAGGATTGTTCTTTGGGATCGAATGCAAGGCAGGCAAGAACAAAGCCACCCCCTTGCAGGAGAAGAACCTCAAAGAGATCAACGCAGCTGGTGGGTTAGACCTCATCGTAAACGAAGATAACATGCACGAAGTGTCAGACATCCTGACATCGTGGGCCAACATCAAACAAAACTAAGGAAAATAAAATGGAAACTGTGAACGTATTTATCGAAACTCAACTGGACACCAAGACAAGTTTTGGGGTTCGCACCGACAACGGCGAGAGTGTGTTCGTCAACGCACGGCTAGTCAAGAAGCACGACATTGTTGAGGATGAGACCTACGCGCTGGTCGTCCTACCCAATGCAGGGTCCGACAGCAGTAACACCCCTTGGAAAGCTATGGGTGTGTCAATGACCAACACAACCACCACCCCTGCCGCGGAGGAAACGCCCCGTGTAGAGGTCGCCAAGCTGGAAGACCGTATCATGGACTACTTCGATATAGCGGACAACGAACATGCTATCACCGCTCCAGCACTGGCCGAGAACCTGAACGTCGAAGACCTACAGATGCAGATGACACTGACTCGTATGCACAACGCTGGAGAGATGGCTAAGGCGCAGGTCCACTGCAAGGGAGGCCAAGACAAAGCATCATGGGTTCTGTGGGCACCGTCAGCAGAGTGGTTTGCGTGGTAATGAAAGACAAGAGATTAACCCCCGCCCTCGAAGCCGAGCTACGGTTCCTACGGCAGCAGGTAGATTTCTGGCAGCAGCAGTACCTAAGCAGGGACGCATCACCCTCTGCTGGCCAACGATACCAATACGCCAAGAATGACCTGACAAAGTTTGTGAGCAATCGCCGCAAAGAAGGATACGAGATATGACCCCGAAAGAAGAACGTGTGTGGAAGTACACACTCGCCAATAGAGATGCAAGTCCGCACCAAATAGCCAAGGCAACTCGGGCGAGCGTCAAATACGTCGATCAATTACTTGCCCGTATATCGTCACCCAACTGGAGAGAAGAAGTTACCACGAAGCAGCTGGGTGGTCAAAAGTTTGACAGTGATAAGTTACGCTATGACCTGTTACCACCAGAGCTTCTCGAGGAGACTGCACGAGTGCTTACCTTCGGTGCCGAGAAGTATTCGGCGCGCAACTGGGAGCTGGGTATGAAGTGGTCTCGCCCCTTCGGTGCTATGATGCGGCACATGTGGGCTTGGTGGGGTGGTGAAGATAAAGACCCCGAAACAGGTTACTCCCACCTCTCACACGCAGCTTGCTGCATAGCGTTCTTGGTATCATACGAACGTCGCAACGCAGGAGAGGACGACCGTCCCAAAGGAGAAAAGCAATGATTACCGCAGCAGCCTGCCTCGCAATGGCAATCTACCACGAGGGTCGCTCTGAGACAGTGGACGCTCAGATGGCTATTGCAGAAGTCGTCATCAACCGCGCTGCTCATCCTGACTTCCCCAGCACTGTCTGCGGTGTGGTCAAGGAGCATCGCTCGCCGGTGTCCCGCCCTTGGGCCTGCCAGTTCAGCTTCTACTGTGACGGCAAGTCAGACAAGCCGACAGACGCTAAGGCGTGGGCAGCGGCTCAGACAATAGCCAAAGAGGCGCTTTCAGGTGATACTCTTGGCATTGGGGCAACCCACTACCACACGAAGGCAGTCAAGCCTGTGTGGCGGCACAACCTGACGCCCGTTGGGGCCATCGGAAAGCATGTATTCTACACAGACGGCAAGTGCGTGTTGGCGCTCGGCTGCTCACTGCGCCCTGTGGCGCGCCCAGAGGGAGAGACAGATGAGTGAACTCGAACGCCACCTGCAGGAGAT